GTCAGCCCGAAATGGCAAGAACGCTTCGCTTTTTTTGATCAGCACGGCGGCCCCAAAAGCCCGGATTTCAAACTGGCTTTCAAACAGTTGCCAGCGCGCAAGCGCCTCCTGATCAACCTGAACCTCATCGCGTTTTTTTTCGGGCCGATCTATTTTTTCGTGCTTGGACTGTGGAAAAAGAACCTGGCGATCATCGCGATCATCGTTGCCATATCCATTGCCCTGACAGTGGTTTTCGCCCTGCTGGGTTATGAAGAAGCACCCAAGGCCTTCAACAGCGGCATGAACGTTGTCTTTGCACTCATGTACGGATTGAGCGCCAACTACGCCTACTACCTGAAACAGGTAAAAGGCTCGCAAGGCTGGAATCCTTTCGAAGGCTTGAGGATGACCTGAGCCTGATCCAGTGCGCAGCGGTGGACATCACGCCAGCGCTGCGCCACCGGTCAATCGTCGTGCAGCAAACCCGAGCTGTACTCGCCAAAGCTATTGCCCAGCGCACTGCCATGGAAATTCATCTTGTTGGCGTTGCTGTTGGTGGGCCCCGGGCCAAAACCGGCCGGTTGCACCGAGTCGGCCGAATAGTCGCGCTGAGTGCTCACAGCGGAACAGGCGCTCAATAGCACGGAACCCGCGATCAGCGAGACTTTGACCAGGTTTGCGATCATTTTTTCATTCCTGTGGGCTGAGGCGCGGAGGACACGACATTTGGCTTTCATCCTAGGCCTCGTCCGTGCCGGGCATCATGAAATGTTGCGTGGCGACAGCATCGGTTCAGGAACCCTGTGCACCGGGGCTCCATAGAGCCCCGGCGAGGCACGATCAGGCAATCAGGTCTGTGCCCGCGAACGTGGCAACACCCACCAGGGAAATCTCGAACTCCGCCGCCGTGTCGGCATCGGTGCTGCCGAACAGGACGCCGCCGGCGAAGCGCACCTGCCCGGTCGCATTGGCACTGAAGGCGTTCGCCCCGATAAAACTGAAGGCATCATTGACGGCGGTGGCCACGTTGGCGTCCAGGGTCGACAGGTCGATTTTGTCCCCCTCGGCGGTTTTGAAATCCCCGATCACGTCGCGCAATGTGCCCAGGCCCATTTCACTCAAGGCATCGAAATCGAAGCGATCGGCCCCGACACCGCCTGTGAGCTGGTCAACCCCCGCCCCGCCGATCAGCAAGTCGTTACCGGCCCCCCCATTGAGCACGTCATTGCCCGCGCCGCCGATGAGAGTGTTGGCAGCCGTGTTGCCCGTCAGGCTGTCGTTGAAATTGCTGCCGGTCAGGTTTTCGAAGGCCAGCAATGTATCGCTGCCCGAACCGCCGGTGGCCTGGGCAGTGGTCACAGCCAGGCTGGCAGTCACCGCGCTGGCGGCAAAGGTGTAGGACGCGGTGTCGACACCATCGCCGCCATTGAGGATGTTGTTGCCGGCACCGGCAAACAGCGTGTTGCTCAACGTATTGCCGGTACCGTTGGCGGCGGTGGTTGCCAGCAGGCGCAGGTTTTCCACGTTGGCGCCCAGGGAATAACCGGCCAGCGAGCTATAGACAGTGTCCGTGCCGCCGGTGGCGGCAACCGCGTTGGTTTCACTGACGACATCGCCGATGTTATCGACAACGTAGATGTCCGAACCGTCGCCCCCCACCATTGTGTCTACGCCGGCACCGCCATCGAGAGAGTCATTGCCGGCACCGCCATTGAGGGCATCGTTGCCCGCGCCGCCGGTGAGAGTATTGGCAGCCGCATTGCCGGTCAGGGTGTCGTTGAAGTTACTGCCGGCGAGGTTTTCGAAGGCCAGCAGCGTATCGCTGCCCGAGCCACCCGTGGCCTGGGCGGTGCTGACTGCCAGACTGGCAACCACCCCACTGGCGGCAAAGGCATAAGACGCCGTATCGATGCCATCGCTGCCATGGAGGATGTTGTTGCCGGCCCCGGCAAACAGCGTGTTGTTCAAGGTATTGCCGGTGCCGTTGGCAGCGGTCGTGGCCATCAGGCGCAGGTTTTCCACGTTGGCGCCGAGGATATAGCTCGCCAGGGTGGTATAGACAGAATCCGTGCCGCCGGTAGCGGCAACGGCGTTGGTTTCACTGACCACATCACCGACGTTATCGACAATGTAAATGTCCGAACCGTCGCCACCGACCAGCGTGTCTGCACCGGCACCACCATCAAGGGTGTCATTGCCGGCAGCGCCATTGAGGGCATCGTTGCCCGCGCCGCCACTGAGGGTATTGGCGCCCGCATTGCCGGTCAGGGTGTCGTTGAAGTTACTGCCCGCCAGGTTCTCGAAGGCCAGCAACGTATCGCTGCCCGAGCCCCCCGTTGCCTGGGCGGTCGTCACAGCCAGGCTGGCCACCACCGCAGTGGCGGCAAAGGCATAGGACGCGGTATCGACACCATCGCCGCCATTGAGGATGTTGTTGCCGGCCCCGGCGAACAGCGTGTTGTTCAAGGTATTGCCAGTACCGTTGGCCGCGGTTGTCGCCAGCAGGCGCAGGTTTTCCACGTTGGCGCCCAGGGTGTAGGCGGCCAGAGAGCTACTGACGGTATCCGTGCCACCGGTGGCGGCGACAGCATTGGCTTCACTGACCACATCGCCGACATTATCGACAACGTAGGCGTCCGAACCGTCACCACCGATCAGCGTGTCTGCGCCGGCACCGCCATTGAGGGTGTTGGCGCCCGCATTGCCGGTCAGGGTGTCGTTGAAGTTACTGCCGGTCAGGTTCTCGAAGGCCAGCAACGTATCGCTGCCGGAACCACCGGTGGCCTGGGCGGTGGTGACCGCCAGGCTGACCGTCACCGCACTGGTGGCAAAAGCGTAGGACGCCGTATCGACGCCATCGCCGCCATTGAGGATATTGTTGCCGGCACCGGCGAAGATCGTGTTGTTCAACGCATTGCCGGTACCGTTCGCGGCAGTCGTGGCCAACAGGCGCAGGTTTTCCACGTTGGCGCCGAGGACGTTGGTCGCCAGCAGACTGTTGACCGTATCGATGCCACCGGTAGCCGCAACGGCGTTGGTTTCGCTGACGACATCAAACAGGTTATCGACGAAGTAAGTGTCGGAGCCGTCGCCGCCGGTCATCCGGTCTGCGCCGCCACCGCCGTTGAGCGTGTCGTTGCCGGCGTCGCCGTTGAGATGGTCGTTTGCACTGCCGCCCGTGAGGGTGTCATCCCCCGCCCCGGCATCGATGACCACGCTTCCCACCCCCGCCCAGGTCAGCACGTTGGCCGCGGCATCGCCCGGCAGGCCGGTCAACTTATTGCCGCTTGCATCGAAACGCTGGAAGTAAGTGCCTGAACCTGCGCCGTCCTGGCCGATCGACTCCCAGACAACCACATAACCACCATCAATCAGCGTGGTCACCCGCGTAATGACCTGGTCGCCCGCTACCGTCGTATTGACCCGGGTTTCCGCACCGACCAGAACGCCACTGGCATTAAGACGCTGAGTGAAAACGCCATCGACATCACCCGGGCCATTACCCACCCAAGTGACCAGGTAGCCACCGTCGAACATTGCCGAGACGTGAGGCTCCCCCTGACCACCAGGGGTCGTGGTATTGACCCGGGTCTGCGCACCGATCTTGCCGCCGGCGGAGTTATAGAGCTGGGAAAATACGTCTCTTTGTTCCACTCCGGTAACCGTATTAGGGTAAGACTCCCAGATGAGCAGGTAATTGCCGTTGGCCTGCACGGCGACCATATGCTCGGACTGAATCTCCGCAGAGGGTGTGTTGACCAGCGTTTCCACACCGACCTTGGCGCCAGCCGCGTTAAAGCGCTGGGTGAAGATGCCGTAGTCGTCTCCCGGGCCACTCCCCTCCCACACCGCCAGGTAACCACCGTCGGGAACACCAAAAATCTGCGGAAAATCCTGAGGCCCCACGGTGGTGGTATTGATGTGAACTTCCCCTCCGACCTTGACCCCGCTGGCATTGAAACGCTGCAAATAAGACCCGAAGTCGCCAGGGGTTTCCTCAGCCCCCCAGGTCACCACATAACCACCGTCGGCCAGCGCAGTAATTTCAGGGGAATCGCGAAAGCCCGCCGTGGTTGTATTGACTACAGTTTCACCACCGACCTTGGCCCCGCTGGCGCTGTACTGCTGGGTAAAGATGCAATCAGCCCCCCCGGTATTGAGGCCAGACCAGGTCACAACGTAACCGCCGTTCAACAACCCGACCACCGAAGGCTGACTCTGCTCGCCCGCCAGCGTGGTGTTGACCAGCGTCTCACCCCCCACCTTGGCGCCGCTGGCGTTGTAGCGCTGGGTGAAGATTCCGGTGGCATCGCCAAGACCATTGCCATGCCAGGCGATGACGAAACCACCGTCGATTAGCCCATAGATATTCGGATCTTCCTGATCGCCTGCAGTGGTGGTGTTGATTAGAGTTTCACCAAAATTGGGCATGGCACACACCTTCTGGAAGGGGACGAGGCGGGACGGGGGGAATTTGTCAGATGAGATTAGATGGGTGCCATCAGAATGCTAGCTCGCCTGTCGGGTGTGTTGCCGTTTGTGTAAGCGATCGAGCGAGTTAGCAACGCAACGTCATTCCTGTTTGCGCCTTGGTTTGCCTAATCCTGATAAACTCCCCCACCTCCCAGCCTCACCGATTCCAGATTCCCAATGTCCGCAGCCAACGCTACACCCGCCCCGCTCTCCCGCCGTTTTTCCGTCGCGCCGATGATGGATTGGACCGATTAACGACGAGACTCTTTAAAACAAAGGCTTGTAGTAATCTACGATCCCCCCTGTACCAATTCTGTACCACCACGCCCTCTCAACTGACCTTTTCTCTACGGCAAACTGCGTTTACATCCGGCAGATAACGGCCGATTCTGTTGAAAAAGTCGGTGATCCCAAACTGCCTAATCATTGACCGGTGAAAAATCCTTTTTTACACGCTACTACGTGAAATCTGCGTCTGGAAACCTCTGCCAAAAGTAAAGATTTCAATCTCGGACGCGTACTTTTCAGCTGCGGAAACCATGACCGACTTTTTCAACAGAATCGGCCAAAAGCAGTCATTCAATGCTCTACAAAATCAGGGGCGCTTCAGTTGGCGAGATCGTAAAGCCAACAAAATGTTTTCAATAACCTATGAATGGTAGAGATAATGAAATAACAAAATCAGCCAAATATAGAGCTTTATCATGACTAAACAGGTGGCACCACAACAAGATCATTTCGACGGCGACGCTTTGCTTACCATAAGGGAGAGCGTGAGAGCCTTTCAAAAACTCGACTTGGCCTACATCGCGGCCGGTGGAGCAATCGTCACTGCTTTCAAGCTCGGCAGCAGCGATATCATCGAAATGGCAGCACAACTTTGGATCGCGGTTCTAGCCATCCTCGTCTTGCTTGCATATGACACCATCTTAGAGAAAGTCATATTCTTGGACTGGATCGCTTCCCAACAACAAAGCGGTAAAAGACTTTCCAGCAAAATAATTATACGAGCCATCTCGGCACAGCCAATAATTCATCTAGTGTTCATCTCTACCTTAGTAACTGGCGGCTTGGGTTACGCTCTAGGTTCCAACAGTATGATGCAAATCTACAAAGGCGAAGCCGCTATTCAAGTCGCCGTCGAACATTTTCTTAGAAAAGAAAAGCGTCTACCGAGCAGCTTTGAAGAACTGGAGAGTAAGTCCCCATACACAACACAATATTTTGAGTTGATTGGCCGATCAGAAATTCGAATCGAAAGCTCTACTGACGCTGTAGAAAAATATCGCATAACGTTTCCTGGATATGATGGCAAGATTGGCACCCCCGATGATGAAACAGTTACTGATGCGATTAATCTTACAAAGATGTACGAATCGATAAGATCGAGTAAAAAAGGAGATTGAGCCGCCAACCACGGCAATGGCGCGGGTCGTAGTTAGCACCAACTTACAACCCTAATTGCGGAACACATCCAAAAAAAAGCGGAACACTTCACGTTTTTGCGGGCATAAAAACCCCGTAGATCATTGATTTACGGGGTTTTAAGAGTAGTGGCCGAGGTTCGAATCGAAGCGGCGTAAGTGGATTTGAAATCCACGAACAACCCATCGCCCGATGTCAGTTTCGGGTCGTTTTCTGCCAGTCGCCAATAGCTATTCCTGGCCAACCATTGCCAGAAATATTGGACAAAATCATCCAGTGATCGCACATTCACGGTAGGGATTATTTATTTAACTTCGAAGATCCATTTAGGCTTGGCACTAGTAAACAAAATGGTATCAACCCTTTTTTCATCAGGATAAAAAGCAACGTTCGCTGTGGCCCCAGGATGCGCTGCACAATAATTTAAGATCTCTGAAATCAATGACTTAGCTAGTTCTGGATTGGACACTCGGTAAAAATTTATATTAAACCCGTCACTGCCACCGCGATCCAACATTATTTCTGACGCACGGCACTCCTCCTCATCACGACAGATTCCAATATCCACATATCGTCCCACCAAGGCAGCAGATAATTCCGGTCTCGATTCGGAGGAATTCTTTGCAGCGTAAGCCGTCTCCCACATGAGGCACAACAAAAATAAGGAGCACACCCAGCCTTTGATCAACCACCAATTCATTGAGAAACTATCGAAAGGAAACAGTTTTTTTTGCATGTAAACTACCACCCTTGTTGTTCGACATACACCGAGCGTAGCCGATCAATTCCCAAGTACAGTGAGAGTAAGCTTTCCTGAAAAACGATCGTCGACTACCTGCCACGGCAGGCAGCTTTGGGTTGACTGCTGCCGGTCGACCACAACGAAATTCCACCTTCTCCGTCATCCCCTGTAGCAGATTTTAAGCAACCGTTTTCGGTTCCAATCTCGAGCACTGTCGATGCGGTTCAATGCGCCTAGAATTAGAACCGGCCTTCATCCCCCCATGAAGTTTTGAAGCTGCTACGCTTTCCCGTTCATGGAGGAATTGCGATGCCAAATTCAGACCTGCTCCCTTCCCTGCTGTATAAGATCAACGAAAACCAACTCGCCCTGGAAGCCGCCATCATGGAGCTTACTCTGTGGGTCGAGCAGCGCGGGTCGGGAGACGTTGCCAACAACGTTCGTGGTGCCCTGGTTGCAATCGACCGAAACGAAGAATTTATTAAAATGACTCTCTCAGTGCTAATGACGCCCGAGTGACTGACATCGGCTGTGTCGAGTGCTACCTCGACGCCTCCCTACTAAAATCGACGTAAGCCCATGCTTATACGCAAAAAGTTCGGGTAGGCGAACCCAATACAAGGATCAGTTCCGAATGCCATTAGAAAGAATCGAAATTCACGGCTATAGAGGTTTCAAGAATATAGGTTCTCTTGATTTTGCAGTTCCCAATGGGGAATTTGGTAGCGGACTTACAATAATCACCGGGCCAAATAATTCCGGAAAGTCTTCAATACTAGAATGTCTAAAGGCACGATCTGGTTATCACCCCCCTAGCTTCACCACTGGCACTCGTAACATTGCAACCGATTCAGTTGAGATAAAATTCACTATCAACGCAAAAGTAGAGACAATTAAATCGATAACCAAAGGCGCTAGCGAAACAACAAAAGAAAACCCAGACCAACTACTTCAAATATTTATCCTGCCGTCCAGACGCGCATTTGAACCTTATTTCGGAAAAGGTGGCGAGTGGACACGAGAGCAACTAGCTCAAAACACAATACTCGGCCCCCAACGATCATCAACTTTAACCGGATTCTCAAATAGACTTTTCAACATACTAAAACAACCGGAAGAATTTAACAAAATCCTCACTGAAGTGCTTGGATTCAGCCCCACATGGTCCATCGACCAAACAGATCAAGGCGCGCACTTTTTAAAATTTTATAACGGAGAAAACTCGCACTCTAGTGATGGAATGGGAGAAGGGATTGTTAGCGTATTCGCTATAGCAGATGCTTTACATGACTCAAAGCCTGGCAATGTCATTGTAATTGATGAACCTGAACTATCACTACATCCGAGCCTTCAGAAGAGGATGGCGTCTCTTTTTTATAAATATTCAAAAGACAGACAAATCATTATCTCCACACACTCACCATACTTTATTGATCTAAAGGCACTAGCCTCTGGCGGTCACCTGGCACGAGTGACAACGGGGGATGACGGCACAAAAATTCACCAGATCACCAATATTTCAAAAACATCAATCGCCAAGCTATCCGGGGCAAACCTCTTTAACCCACATGTATTTGGCCTCGACTCCAAAGAATTATTCTTTCAAGACGATCAAATCATTCTCACCGAAGGTCAAGAGGACGTCCTTCTACTACCAGAAATCGCACGTCAACTTGAAAAGAGAATTACTGGTAGCTTCTTTGGATGGGGCGCAGGTGGGGCTGGCAATATAAAACACCTTTGCTACATCCTAAAGGACCTCGGCTATAAAAAAGTTGCAGGAGTTCTAGATAACGACAAACAAGAAGACCTTAACTCCTTACAAAAAGAGTTCCCCGAGTATTTTTTTGCGTGCATCCCCGCAAAAGACATTCGCACAAAACCTCCACGGGAAGCGACGGAAGAAGTACTAGGACTACTTGATAAAAACAGAAAAATCAAACCTGAACACACAAACAATACAGCACTTCTTTTTGACGAACTGAACCACCATATGACTTCTTAGCTCAATAAACATCCTCCCTAATCCGCGACCCCTTAATCTACGCCCTCCCCCCAGTCGGACAGTTACTCGTTATTAGTTTCCCAAGCTGATAACGAGGGTTCGATTCCCTTCACCCGCTCCACTATTTTCAAGGCCTCCAGCGGTGCATGAACATGCCTGCAATCAGTTGGGGGCCGTTTTGGGGGACGTTTCAACCTGACGTGAAGCCCCCAAGGCGCCATTAACACCCCTTTCGTTTTAAAACACCTCGAGCAGATACCTTTCCGTCGGCCTCGACTTGATACTCGACCAAGACGCTCGATTTAGGCTCCCAACTCGTTTCGGCCAGATTTAATTCCGAAGTAATTTTTTCCACGAGATCGGCGTCCCCAGCCATCACGTACCTATGACAATCCTGGGCAATCGTTAGGTTGAATCGATGCAAATCCTCAACCGTGATAATGCTTCTACCTGTTCGCCCCAGTGACCCACTTGCGACGAGCGCACACTTGGATGTCAGAGGGAACAGAATTTGCGCATGCGGAGAGCCGTATCCTATCGGCTCATGACGAAGGGACGAGGACCTAGACTGCACCACGATCGGGGAGTCCGATGTCAGGAAACTGAGCTCATCGCCTGGGACGTGCAGGATCCTCCAGTCTCTTTTGAAGAGTTCTTCGGCGACGATATGCCAGACATTCAGCGACCGGTGGAGTGCAAACTGCGAGTCCACTTCAACGTCATACGAATCGTTTCGAACCATCTCCGCTACCTTCCTGGCTTGATCGCGCAGTGAAGCCTCGTCCTCCCCGGAGCCAGCCTTTTTTTTGAGGATTTCTAAAACCTCATTCTCATTCCCATACCGATGCAGTGTCTGCGCCTTTACCAGTCCAGCGTGTGCAGCTTTCGCATCAGCAATGGCTGCAGGAGTTCGAACAGCAGCGAGACCAAGAAAAAGTGCAAAAGACTCGCGATCTTTCGGGCTTAAGCTTTCTCCGTGGACGAGCGAGTTCAGAATTGGAGCAGCCGCATCTTCCACAAGACAAAAAAGTGCCTCGAAATCAAAACGTTTTCGATCTTGGTTGTCCTCGAATGTATATAGGTGACCGACAGTGGCTAGGTTCTGCGGCTTTTGTCGGTGCCTGATCTCTCCTTTGACACGATCGAAAACGGAAAGCGCTTGGTCTGAGGTGAATCCCTCCAAATAAAATCTCGGGACGTAATGCTGCTGCTTCGGGCCCTTGAGGTGCGGTTTGGAAGCGAACTTTTCGAACTTGTCCATGGGCATCAGCCTGTTCTGCTTAGCGGAAGAATTACGATCATTTGAAAAACAGCGAATGCACAGAGACGTACGGCCAACCCCGACCATACGCCAGCAATTGAAGTTTAATGTTGACCCATGGGAAAGAGGTTAGGACGGTTAGTTTTTTTCTGGTCGCCCTGTAAGCCTTGTGTTACGCGGTTTTGCGATGAATGCCGCAGGTTAGGTTTTGGTTAGCACAAGGTTATTTCCTAACCTTTATAGATGTTAAAAAACCAATAAATAAAATTCTTATAAATCAGTAATTTATAACTTACTAACCTCAAACCTAACCAAAACTAACCCTCCAAAGTTAGCTCCCAAGCCAAGCAAATACGGGCGCTTCAGCCTCTTTCGGGTTGCCATTTTAAAAACTAACCCTTTTCCCGAGCCACATCTCAAAATCCATTCCCTACTGCGCCCCAGCAGCCTTCTCAAAACAGCCAACCCTTGCAGGGATTCGCAGGCTTTTTCACCCCCAGCAATGCCAGCGTAGGCCCAGCCAGGCCCGCGCCGAAGCAACTGCAGGGAGTGCAGAAAAAACGACATATTTAGCCCGCAGGCGTGGCGGGGGGACGACGGCGCGCGCCAGGTGAAACCCTCTCCCGGTTGGCAGTGGGATCGATGCCCGGGAACCGCAGTGCGACATTGAGCCCGGTACCGGAAAAACTTTGCCCCTAACGGGAAAGACTTTTCCGCTCAGACCTGTTACCTGTTAACAATCCGCACAAAAGGAAAGGAACCCCCGCCATGACCGAGCCGAACCATCCCACCACCCTGGACCGTGCCCAGGAGCAGATTGCCAAGATCGCTCGCGCCGAGTCGTATGCCGCTGTTGATCTACTGAATCTCTGGGCGCGGGGGTACGTGGAGGCGCTGTTCGCTGAAGGGCTGATCGACTGGGACGAGCACGGTCGTCTGAACGATGCCATCGACCAGCAGCGCAACCAGCGCAAGGTCGAATTGGAACCAGCCGCATTACCCATAACGAAAGCCCCCGCTGCGATGGAGAATGTGGATGAATGGGCAAAGTTGAAGGTGCGGCGAATCTCCGACATCCGAACCAGCATCGACACACTGCGCCAGAATGCTGAATGTCAATTGCGCAAATACCGGCACGGTCATTTGCATGGGCAGATCCATGAATTGCGGATTGTCGGACTGTTCACATCAGAAGAAGCTCGTGAGTTGACCGGGGCGGCCAGTGAAGCCAATCGCCAGGCCTATAAAGAAGAACAGGCGGCCGAAAGCTAGGACGCGTTACGAGTAATGGCGCTTTCGTTAAATGTCTGCCCACAAAAAAGCCCACTTCGGTGGGCTTTTTTGTGGCCGCTGGACGCCGGGCGGTGAAGGACTGGTCCACCAGGCGACCTCCTAGCAGGCCTCCGGTGCTCATGAGGGTCTCTAACGCATGGGCTAGAAACCAAGAGCTGTATGCAGTTTTGCATAAGCCTCGTCACGCTGATCCTGACGGAGAAATCTGGCACTTAGGATGGGGGCGTTGAAATTGTTGGTTCTTACCTTAAGGTCGTAAGCGGTGAAATTTTTCCCCCTAGGCACCACGTCCTCATAAATGATCTGCGTCACATTAGCGAACTCCAGGATTAAGGTTCTATCCAAGTGGCCAACAAGGAGTTTTTTGTTGGTCAAATCGATCACCACACCCTGACCGTTAAGATGGCTGAAAAAGTCGGCTTTTATCCCGCGAGATGCAATATTTTTGGCAAGATTTTCGGTTGAACATGCCTCAACCCATCCAGCCAAACCAAAAAAAACTAAGAGCAAGAGGATGCAGAAAAAAAGCTGCAGCCAATCGCCCTTAAAGAGGGAAAGGACAGCCGTCGGAACGGAATAAATTGCCACAAAAAAACAGACGATTTTAAGAATACCAGCCATGAGTAATTCCATTTTCAGTATGTAGATTACGTTTGGTGGTCGATCTGTTCCGATCCCACCCTAACGCGGTTATCCCACAGTTTGGCTTTCGGAGATGGCCATATGCAACTACTGCGTAAATAGTTATCGGCAGATAAGCCCATTGATTCAATCAGTCGCTGCCAAGGGAAATCGATGCGAGCGGGAAACCTTACGAGCCATGCTTGAGGTCGGCGCCGTGCGTGAGTTGCTGGTCAGCCGGCACGGCGATAAATGGGGCTTGGCGATTCGCCTGGGCGGTGCCGGCAGTCGCTGGCTGCCAGTGCGCTCGTGGCGCGAAGCGCTGCGCACCTGGGCGAGTTGACTGTGGTCGGTCGCTTTGCCGATGGCAATGGGTTGCGGGGGTTTGGGGTGGAGCAGTGATGGGTCACAGCGGCAGATCGCACACACACAAAACCGCCTTGGAGGGGCGGTTCGTTTGTGCGACCCCATTGGGGGTGGGGTTCGCAGGATCGCTGAAAGCGTCGACCACTTTCAGTAGAACCGTCGTTCTGTCCGGTAAGGGCGGCGGGGTCAGGCTTTTGAGTAAGCCGCTTATGCGCCTTTTCAAATTCGCTCGCCGTTTGTGGCAGGGTTTCTATGCGCTGTTGCGTATGCATCACTTGGTCGAATTGCAACAAGGCCGAAAAGTTGACCGCTTCAGCTTCGGCTGCAGCGGTTTTTTTGCCCATAAAAAAACCGCCCGAGGGCGGCAGTAAAGTCATTCATCTCAGCGCCTACTTAGCGCGCCTGTCACCAGTTGAAATAGATCAACTCATTGGCCTGCTTACCACCCTGCCCCCCCACCATATGCCGGAACGGCACTTCCTTCAGCCGAAGCCCCGCGAAGACTTCCCGGATCTGCGGGTGGTCGTTGATAGAGATAATCATGCGGCCCTTGATCGATGCCGCCAGCTCAGCCATTACCTGGTACTGCTCGAAGTTGAAGCCACCAGGCGCATACCCTGCCGTTTCCCAATAGGGTGGATCGAGGTAAAACAGGGTGTGCGGGCGATCGTATCGGCGGATGCATTCTTTCCAGTCGAGGTGCTCGATAGTTGTACGAGCCAATCGCAGGTGCGCCTCGCTAAGCTTCTCCTCAATTCGCAACAGATTCAGTCTGGGCGGCGAAGTAGTCGCGGTACCGAAGGTGCGCCCAGTGGGCTTGGCGCCAAAACACTGCTGCTGCAGGTAGAAAAACCGCGCGGCCCGCTGAATATCAGTCAGCGTTTCCGGGATCTGCATGTTGGTCCATTCAAACATCTTGCGGCTGACCAGTGACCAGCGAAATTGCCGGACCAGCTCCTCCAGGTGATGTGCCACAACCCGGTACAGGTTGACCACCTCACCATCGAAGTCGTTGATGACCTCGACATGGCTCTGCTCTTTCATGAAGAACAGCGCTGCGCCACCGCAGAACGGCTCGACATAGCATTCGTGCTCCGGGAACTCAGGCAGGATGTGTTTGGCCATGCGGCGCTTTCCGCCCATCCAAGGGAAAATTGGTGTAGACATCAGTGATCCTTGTCTCTGCTATTGGATTCGCTTAGGCTTCGCCACCCCTGCGCAGTGGGGCGAGGCCTTGGGTTGGATCACTCGGAATGCTCGAGTGGTACGACGTCGAGCTGGTGTTGACGCACCGGCTCGTCGCCTCGTTTATTCAGTGCGCGGGTTTTACTTCCCCTCTCCAAGCTCAAAAGGCTTGAAGCGAATAACCTCCTCGCCCAGCCATTCGTTGATTTGCAGCAGGCGCGCCTGCAGCGGCTCCAGCTCATTCAGCCCCCAGACCTGGGCGGCTTCGCGCATCGAACCAAAGCCCCCCGAGTTCTGAGGCACGATGCCCATCAGTTGGGGATAAATACGCAAGGCCGCGAGCAGATCGTCTCGACTGATGTTTTTAATCGAGCCGAAGTCATCCTTGGCCGCGACCTCACTGATCGGGATCAGTTGGATGCCGTCTTTCTTCCCACCAGGTGCGTACATGAACAGGTTGCGGAAGTTGCCTGGTCCTTTGCTGCTCTTCATGGCACCGCGCAGGTCAGTGACGAAGTCCTCGTTCTGCGCCGCGTCGGTCATGTAGAGAATGAAGCCGGCATGACTGCCGTTCTGGTAGTACTTGCGCCGGAACAAAGTCGCCGCCTCGTTGAGCAGGGCGCTCTGCAGTGCCGATAGCCACTCAGGTAATCCATAGATCTCCTGGTTGATGTCGGCCTCCCGCAGATGACAGATGCTGTCTTTGCGAAATTCGTGCTCGTCGCGCCAGCCACGCACCTGAAAATAACTCCCCTCCTCGATGCCACGACGCACAAACTTGGCCATTGCCGGCAACAACCCCAACGCCTGACGAAGCATGTTGTCGCGCTTTTCCAGGTAGGTATTGCCACACCAGATGAAATCCAGGGCAACCTGCTCGAAGGCCTGACGGCTCAGCAGTTTGTGCGGGATGAACGTCCGGGCCAGCGCATTACGTTTGAAGTTGAGCCCCGATTGCAGGTACACACTTGCCCGGGTCGATTTGGCCAAACCATCCAGCGAGAGCGGCGGCTCGTACCAGCGTCCGTTCGACCAACACTCCAGGTAGTCCAAGATCTCGCGGCCATCAAGCACCGGTACCGGATCGCCGAAGGTGAATGCATGGGCCTGACTCTGTGCAGGCAGCGCCTCAACCAGATCGGTAGTCATCAACAAATCTCCATGATGCCGGTATTGGCAGCGGTCTGCCCTTCCAGCGGCTCGTTGTGCAGGGCGTGGAACAATGCCCACGCCAAGTCGGCGTGACCGGTTTCGTCATTACGTCCGGCCGTATAAGTGAACTGCCGCCCTGAGGCGGTGATGGTCTTGCGGATGGCCATCAGGCTGGAGGCCATGTCGGTCCAGCCGGCGTCGAATTCCAGGCGTCCGTTTTTGATCACGTCGTATGCCTTAAGCACCAGACGGGTTTTCACTTCGGGCGAGTAGCTGAACGTGGTGACTGCCGGGAAGAATTGGCGCACCAGCTGGGCCACGCCGCTGCCCAGACCAGTGACGTCGACGCCGATGTAGGTCACCCAGTAACGCTTGGTCACTTGGCGAATTGCCTCAGCCTGCGCCGCGAAGTCCATGCCCCGGAACTGGTGACGCTCGAGCACGCGGAACTTGCCGCCCGGTACCAGCGGCGGCGCCACCACAATCAGCCCGGCGCTGTCGCCGGTTTCGGCCGGGTCGTAGCCTACCCAGACCTGCCGATCACCAAAGGGACGTGCCGCGAACGGTTTGTAATCCTCACCCCACTCCACCCAGCTATCGACCATGCATGGCTGGAGCATTTGCAGCGGGAAGATCGAGGCGCCGTCGTCGACAAACTGGCACATCAGCAAATTGGCGAATTGCTCGGGGTTGTATTCGAAACGCAACTCTTCCAGGTCGAACAGATCGCAGCCACGTTGCTCGGCATCGAGGATCGTAACGATCTGGCGCCAGATACGGTCCTCGCATAGCCGACCCTGCCCCAAGGCGTCGTGGCTCACATCCAGCTTGAGATGTTGGGCAGTCGGTTTGCCCTTGTTGAAACGCTCTCCGGTCCACAGCTTGTATGCTTCATGGGCCATGCTCGAAGGCGTCGAAAAGTAAGTTTTGCGCCAGTGCTTGTGCAGCGCCATGCCCGAGGCGACTTTGTTGAGCTCCTCGAATTTGTGGGTCCAGAAGAATTCGTCGAAGTAGAAGTTGCCCGATCGACCCTGTGCCGTGCGGTAGTTGGTACCTAGAAAATGCAGCTCAGCGCCGTTGGCCAGCACGATCGGATCTCCCGTCAGCTGCCGGCCCAGCACGTCGCTGACGAAAGCCTGCATGTAGTTTTTGAACTGGTGGGCCTGAGCCTTGCTGGCTGACAGGAAAATCTGGTTCCGCCCGGTCTTGAGCGCGTCGATCAGGGCTTCACGGGCGAAGTAGTAGGTCGCGCCGATCTGCCGACTCTTGAGCAGCATTCTGGTGCGCTGGTTCATCGAACGGTACCAGTCAAGCTGGTACTCGAAGCAACCGTCTCGAAAGGCCTCTTCTAACTTCTCGAAGTCTTCCTCGGAGAAATCGTTACGCTTGGGTTGTTTCTTCGGTTCAGCGTTGCGCGCGGCCAACTTCGGATTGAGGTCGGTTTCGGTACCGCCGCCCTGGAAGCGCTGAATACGCGCCTGCCTCTCCAGTTGCCGATGTAGCAAGTCGATTTCCTTGAAGTCGCCCCCGGACTTGCCCTCCTTGAGGATCAACTGCACCAGGCGGGCTTCCAACGCGCCACCAATGCGCTCGACGTTGTCCGCCCGGTCCCAGTCGTCGCGGGCCTTCCAGGAGTGGATCGTTTTCTCTTTCTCGCTCAGGAAGTCGGCGATATCGGTGACGCGCCAACCCGTCCAGTACAAAAACTTGGCCTGGCGGCGAGGGTCCATCGGTGGGTGGGCGGCTTCATTCATGACGCAGATGCTGCAGTCACGCGCGCGAAGCCCCTAACTCCGAGACCTGTAAAACTGCCAGCTACAAGCCCGCATCATTGCTCGACGTGCGCGCGCTGCCGACCATGGCCTCAACGCTACCTGCCACCGCAGCCAACGCATTGAGGCCTCTCCCCATGAAAAAGAAATTTCGCTCCAAGTGGACTCGCATCGCCGTCGAAGGCGCTACCACCGACGGCCGTCAGATCGAGCGCAGCTGGATCGAAGATATGGCCACCCAGTACAACCCCAACACATACGGCGCCCGGATCAACTGCGAGCACATCAAAGGCTATTGGCCGGGTGGTGAATTCGGTGCCTATGGCGATGTTCTGGCCCTGAAGGCTGAAGAGGTCGAGATCAACGGTGCCAAAAAACTCGCCCTGTTCGGCCAACTCCAGCCCAACGACGCCCTGCTGGCCCTGAATAAAGCCGGGCAAAAGGTCTACACCTCGATCGAGGTTCAGCCGAAGTTCGCCGACACCGGCAAAGCCTACCTGGTGGGCCTGGCCATTACCGACACCCCGGCCAGCCTGGGCACCGAGGCGCTCTCGTTCAGCGCCCAGCACGGCACCCTCGCCAGCCGAAAAGTCCACTCGGACAATCTGTTTACCGCCGCCGAAGAGGTCGCGCTGGAGTTCGAAGAGGTCAGCGAGCAACCCCAGGTGTTCGCCGGTCTCAAGGAAAAAATGAACGGTCTGTTCGCCCGCCTCAAAGGTAAGGACGACGCCGACCAGGAGCAATTTGCCGAACTGGGCACTTTGATCAGCCAACTGACGGATGCCGTGGGCAGCACGCTCGACGCCAATGAAAAAGCCCAATCCGATCTGCAGGCGCTGACTGGCAAACACGATGCGCTTGCAACGAAGTTTGCAGACCTCGAAGCCAAGCTCTGCAAAACCGCTGATCACAGCCAACAGCATCGCCCTCAGGTCACCGGTGGCGAAAACCAAGTGCTGACCCAGTTCTGACCCCAGCCTTTCTTCGGAGAACTCTATGCGTAATGAAACTCGCCAGGCCTACACCGGCCTTCTGCAACAAGTCGCCAAACTCAACGGCGTCAGCTCAGCAGCGGAATCCTTCACGGTCACCCCTTCGGTGCAACAGAAGCTGGAAACCGCCATTCAGGAGGCCAGCGACTTCCTGAAAAAAATCAACATCATCGGCGTGGATGAAAAGGACGGTGAAGCCATTGTCCTCGGTGTCGGCAGCTCCATCGCTGGTCGCACCGACACCAGCCAAAAGGCCCGCACTCCGCGTGATGTAAATGCGCTGACGAAAGACTCCTACAGCTGCAAAAAGACCGACTTCGACACCGCCATCCCCTATGCCCTGCTCGATGCCTGGGCCAAGTTTCAGGACTTCCAGGCACGCCTGTCTGGCGCCATCGTTGAGCGGCAGTCGCTCGACCGCATCATGATTGGTTTCAACGGCACCAGTGCGGCCGCAGACACCAATCGCGCGACCAACCCGCTGCTGCAGGATGTCAACGTCGGCTGGATTCAGAAGTACCGCACCAATGCCCCGGAACGGGTGATGAGCCATGGTGCTGTCGCGGGCAAGGTCACGATCGGTGCCGGTGGCGACTACAAGACACTCGACGGTCTGGTCTATGACGCCATCCAGTTGCTCGACCCATGGCACCGCAAGCGCCCGGACCTGGTTGTGCTGGTCGATCGCAGCCTGCTGCACGCCAAATTCCTGGCCAATATCGAAGGTGCCTCGGACAACGAGAACGAACTGGCAGCGTCTCAGATCATCGCCAAGGCTCGCCTCGGTGGTCTGCCGATTGAAGACGCTCCCTTCTTCCTGGACAAGGCGATCATGGTCACCACCCTGAAGAACCTGTCTATCTACTGGCAGATCAGTGCCCGCCGCCGTCACATCAAGGACGAGCCGGAGTGGGATCGCATTGCAGACTACCAGTCGTCCAACGACGCCTACGTCATCGAAGACTTCGGTCTGGGTGCTGTGGTCGAGAACATCGAAGAGGCATAAGCCATGGCGCTCTCACTCGCTCAGCGCCACCGGCTTCGCGTTCTCGCGGAGCTGGAGGCCGCCGCCACATCCCCATTAACAAGCATGGCCGGTGCCACGGCCTACGAACTTCAACTGGCTCAGTTGCTGCAGGACCGGCTGCGCTTGAAAAACATTGAGGGCAATGAGCGCAAAGCCGCGCTCAAGATCGATCTGCTGCCGACCTACGAACCCTATATCGAGGGAGTCCTGGCTGGCGGTAACGGCGCCCAGGACGAAGTACTCACCACCCTGATGGTCTGGGCGATCGATGCCGGTGCATTTCCCAATGCCTTGAAGATCGCGAGCTATGTGCTCAAGCACAACCTGATCATGCCCGACCGCTTTGCACGCAGCACCGGTTGCCTAATCGCCGAAGAGGTGGCCGAGGCTGCCCTCAAGGCGCAGAAAGCCGGCGGCGTGTTCGATCTGCAAACGCTGCTCGACACCGAGCAACTGACGCGGGAGCGAGACATGCCGGACGAAGCCCGCGCCAAGTTGCATCTGGCCATCGGCCGGGCGCTGGCTGCACAGGTTACGGATGAATCCCCGACCGCCGAGCAAATGGAAACGCTCAGATCAGCGCGGGGAAACCTCACTCGCGCCATTGCGCTGCACACCTCCTGCGGTGGCAAAAAGGATTTGGAGCGCGTTGATCGGCTCCTGAAGAAACACGCTGGCCCTGCCAGCTAATCGAGCGTTCCCACGCAACCCCGGCGGCTCGGGGCGGATCAGCGGTTGACTCCTTACCGCTTGTGAAGCGCCGACCACCGCCGACCTATTCGAGCGACAAGCATGAGCGGATTCATTGCCGGCGGCATTCCAACGACCGCCTTCCCGATCGGCAACGGCACCTTCTGGCCAGAGATTGACGGCCAGCATTTGCGCGCCGCCATGCGTATCACTGATGCCGTCACTGACGATCGCCTGGAGGTCGCGACGGTCAACGCCATGATCGAGGCAAACCGGGAGCTTGCAGGCTACCGGGCTGCCCAGCAGGCCTTGGGCTTTGCCACTTTGGCCGACGTGCCTGCCGAGCAAATCAAAGGCGAAAGCCAGCTGCTGCACCTCTACCGCCGAGTCATTTATTGCAGTGCGCTGGCCGAGCTGGTGGAGCGCTACAGCAGTTTTGATGCCACCAATACCGGCGAGAAAAAGGTCACCGAGGAAGAAAGCAGCGCCGACCAACTGCGTCGCGATTCGCGCAAGGCGCTGCGCAGCCTCCTTGGTGTCAGCCACACCACCGTGGAGCTGCTGTGATGCCCGCCGTGATCGCCAATCAAGGCGACACCGTCGATGCCATTTGCTGGCGCCACTACGGCCGTACAGCAGGCGTCACCGAGGCCGTGCTTGACGCCAATCCCGGGCTGGCCGACCTCGGCACGATCCTGCCGCACGGCACCCCGGTGCAGTTGCCGGAGGTGGCCCCCCAAGCAGAACAACGACAGATGGTGAATCTATGGGACTGACTAAACGCGCCTTCTCCCTGGCCATTCCCCAGCTTCCTACCCTCAACCCTGGACAGTGGAATGAAGCGCATGCCTGACAAACCGGACACTTGGGCCTGGCTCGCCACCTGGCTCGAACAAAACTGGCCCGCCCTCTATGCCGGCGGCTTGGCCTTCGTCATCGCGGCGCTGCGGATCATGTATGGCGGTGGCACCCTGCGCCGCGTTGCGCTGGAGGCCCCGTTGTGCGGCGCCCTCGCTTTGGCTGGCAGCCATGGCCTGTCTCTGCTGGGTATTCCCGCCACGACCAGCCCGTTCTTCGGCGGCGTCATTGGGCTGCTCGGCGTTGAGGGTACTCGGGCGCTGGCCAATCAATTCTTCAAGCGCAAGGTGGACCAAGTATGACGACCCTTCGCCATGGCGATCGCAGCCAGGATGTTCGCGTGCTGCAGCAGCGCCTCAATCTGGCCGGCGCTTCCCTGTTTGTGGATGGTTTGTTTGGTGATGCCACCGAGAACGCGGTGCGCGCCTATCAATCCAAGATGGGGTTGGTCGCTGACGGAATCGCCGGCCCCAAAACCCTCGCCGCGTTGACCGGTACTGACTGCTCCGCGCTTCTGCGCCATGCCACGCTGACGGCGGGGGCTGCGCGCCTGGGCGTCGAACTGGCGGCCATCCTCGCCGTGAACGAAGTGGAGAGCCTGGGCGCGGGTTTCCTCGACAACGGCAAGCCCAAGATTCTCTACGAGCGGCACATCATGTATCGCCAGCTCGCTCGCCCGCGCACCCCGGAAGACGACGCGGCTGTGCTGCAGGTTCACGCCGATGATTTAGCCACCAGTCAACCCAACCTGGTCAACCCGCGTGCTGGGGGATATGCCGGCGGTACCGCCGAACACCAGCGCTTGGCACACGCCCGGCTCATCGATGACACCTGCGCGCTGGAGTCCGCCAGTTGGGGCGCCTTTCAGATCATGGGCTATCACGCGGTACGCCTGGGCTACTCCAGCGTGCAGGACTTTGCCGCCCGCATGGCCAAGGACGAAAACGAACAGTTCGAAGCATTCGTGCGCTTCCTCGAGGCCGATCCGGCACTGCTGAAGGCGCTCAAGGCAAAGAAATGGGCTCTGTTTGCCAAGGGCTACAACGGCCCCGATTACCAACGCAATCTCTACGACATCAAGCTGGAGCGCGCCTATAAACGGCACGCCGCCGGCTGCCCTGTACCGGAGGCCGCATGATCGATATCGACGCAGTGAAACGCTTGAACGTACAGGACGGTGATCTGCTGGTGGTGCCAGAGGACAGCGATTCGCACGACATGGAACTGCTGATCAATGCGCTTTACCTCCTAATGCCAGCCCGCAATGTCATCATCATTCGCGGCCCGGTGCAGCAGCTGGATGTCGGGGACATGAACAAGCTTGGCTGGTACCGCGCATGAGTACGCTGCGCCAGGCGCTGTATGGTTTCGCCCTGCTCGGCGCGCTGGCGTTGCTGATTTGGGGCCAGGAGCAGCGCATAACAATCGCCGACAAGAACACCGAACTGGCAGAAAAAGACCTCAAGGCCGCCCGCGACGAGGCTGGTCACAATCTGGCTACCGCAAACAGTCTGCGCGACACGCTGCAACAGGAGCGCGAGGCGCAGGCCAGTATGCGCACGCAGCAGGATCAACTGCACCAAGGCCTGGCCAACCGTGAACGAACGATCGAGGCATTGAAACGTGAAAACACCGAACTACGTGATTGGGCTGTTCAGCCTCTGCCTGATGCTGCTCGCCGGCTGCGCGAGCGCCCCGCCTTCACCGGCGCCGACGCTTATCGTCAGTGGTTGTCCGGCCGTGGTGCCGTGCCACCTGCCGGCGACCGGACCGGACAGTAACGGCGCACTGCTCACCGACCAGGACCGCGCCGAGGCCGCTTGGGCGGACTGTGCCGCCCAGGTCGATATGGTTTATCAACACCAGGTGCAACATGAACAAGCCCGATAGTCTCCGCGCCCATCTGCTGGCTGCTATACCCGAACTCAAGCACAATCCCGACCGTCTGTTGATCTTCATCGACAACGGCAAGATCCGCTGCACCGGGGCTGCCGGCCTGTCCTTCGAATATGCCTACGACCTGCAGATCATCCTGACCGACTTCGCCGGTCATCCCGACAGCGTGATGCTGCCGCTGCTGGGCTGGCTGCGCGTGAACCAGTCGGAGCTGCTGGTCAACCTGGACAAGTCCGCCGACGGCATCAAGTTCGAAGCCGATGTCATCGACAACAGCAAGGTCGACATGAGCCTGGGCCTGCCGTTGACCGAACGCGTTATCGTGAGGAAGCAGGACGATGGCACCTTCACCGTCAAACATGCTGCCGAGCCGCAATACACGCCCTACGTGCAGGTCGAAGGCCCGATCCAGGTGTTTGCTGACGGCGTTCTGCTCGCCGAATGGCCGGCCCCACCACCGACCGATGCCATGGCGTTGACCAGCCCGCATCCGCAGCGTCCCACCAATGAGTGACCTGCAAGCCCTGGAGGACTGGGCCGGCCTGCTGCTGCACCGTATCGAGCCGGCAGCCCGCACGTCCTTGGCCCGGACCATCGCACAGCAGCTGCGCCGCAGCCAGCAACAACGGGTCACCGCCCAGCGCAACCCGGACGGCAGCCAGTACGCCCCGCGAAAGCAGCGCGACCTGCGCGGCAAACAAGGCCGCATCCAGCGCAAGCTGCAGATGTTTCGCAAGCTGCGCACCGCGAGTTACCTGAAAGCCCGGGGCGACAGCAACCTGGTCAGCGTCGGTTTCACCGGGCGGATTGCGCGCATCGCTCGCGTGCATCAGTACGGTCTGAAGGACCGTGCCGAGCGGGGTGCCCCCGATGTGCGCTACGACCAGCGGGAAGTGCTGGGCTTCACCGACGCCGAACTCGAATTGATCCGCGACACCCTGCTGGCCCACCTGACCCTGTAACCAGCCGCGCTACAAGTTCCCCCGGCTGCGCTCGCGTGCGCGTGGCGCCACCATCGGCGGCATGACTAATCTCGCCGCCATCTCCCGCCTGCTGGAAAACCTCATCCGCTTCGGCACCGTTGCCGAAGTCCAGATGGAGCCGCCGCGCGTGCGCGTTAAAACCGGCGATCTGCTCACCGGCTGGCTGCCATGGATCGCCCTGCGTGCCGGCCTGGACAAGGACTGGGACCCACCCACCGAAAACGAGCAGGCCATTCTGTTCAGCCCCTCCGGGCAACTCGGCAACGGCGTGGCTCTGACTGGGGTTTTCAGTGACGAGCATGCAGCCAATGGAGATCGTCCCGGCCTGCACCGCCGCACCTACCGCGACGGCGCTGTCATCGAGTACGACAGCGTTGCCCATCACCTGCGCGCTGTATTGCCCGAAGCCGGTACCACTGAGCTGATCAGTCAGGGAGGCATTCACATCGTCGGCCCGATCACCCATGAGGGCGACTACACCCAGACCGGCAACCAGACCGTCACCGGAAAAGTCACGGTTTCGGAGGATGTCATCGCGGCCGGCATCAGCCTGGTCAAACACCTGCACGGCGGGGTGATGTCCGGCGGCGGCAAAACGGGGAAACCGGAATGAACAGAGACACCGGCGGCGCTATCAATGACCAGGACCACATCATCCAGTCCATTGCCGACATCCTGACCACGCGCATTGGCACGCGCGTGATGCGCCGCGAGTACGGCAGTTTGTTGCCCGAGCTGGTGGACCACCCCTTCAACGATGCCACGCGCCTGCGTGTGTATGCCGCCACGGCAATGGCCTTGATGCGCTGGGAGCCGCGGATCAGCCTCAGCCGTGTGCAGTTCAGCGGCGTCAGCCTGCAGGGCCAGGTCGTGTTGGAACTGGAAGGCACCGAAGTCGACAGCAACAAGCAACACAACCTGAGCATTCCGCTGCAACTGGGGGCTAGCGTATGAACACCTTTGTCCCGATCGACCTCAGTCAGCTCCCAGCGCCTCAAATCGTTGAGCAGATTGACTTCGAACTGATCCTGGTCGAGCGCAAGGCCTATGCCATCAGCCTTTGGCCGGTTGAAGAGCAAGCGGAAATCGCCGCCCGCCTCGAGCTGGAGTCAGAGCCGCTGACCAAGCTGCTCCAGGAAAATGCCTACCGCGAAACCATCTGGCGCCAGCGCGTCAACGAAGGTGCCGTAGCTAACATGCTCGCCCTCGCCCAAGGCGCCGATCTGGAGAACCTGGCCGCCAACTACAACGTCCAGCGCCTCGTGGTGCAGGCCGGCAACCCCAATGCCATACCGCCGACCCCCGAAATTCTGGAGAGCTACGACAGCTTACGCGAACGTGCGCAGATGGCGTTCGAAGGCCTCAGCACCGCCGGCCCACGCAACAGCTACATCTTTCACGCTCGCGCCGCCGATGGCCGCGTGGCCGATGCCACGGCGGAAAGCCCAAGCCCCGCCGTGGTGGTGGTCACCGTGCAATCCCTGTTGGGCAATGGCAGCGCCGATGCGGCCTTGCTCAACATCGTCAACGCCTACCTCAGCGACGAAGATCGCCGCCCGGTGGCGGATCGCCTGACAGTACAGAGCGCGGCCGTTCTGCCGTACCAGGTCAATGCCCGCCTGTACCTGAAAACCAATGGTCCCGAGTCCGAGCCCATCTTGGCCGCCGCCAACCAACGCCTGCTGGCCTATGTGAACCAACGCCGCCGACTGGCCATGGAAGTTTCCGAGTCCGGTATCCACGCCGCACTGCACGTCGAGGGAGTGCGCAAGGTTGAACTGGACGGCTGGGTCGATATCACCGCCACTCCCTACCAGGCGCCCTACTGCACCGGGATTACCCTCACGCAGGGGGTTGAATAATGGGCGCCGTGTCGTTGTTGCCGCGCAAAGCCAGCCAGCTGGAACACTTGGCGGCCGTGGCTTTAGCGCAGATCGAGCACACGCCCATTCCGCTTCGCCAACTGTGGAACCCCATGCAATGTCCGGTGGAGTTTCTGCCATATCTGGCCTGGGCCTTTTCCGTGGATCGCTGGGACAGCAAGTGGACGGAAGCCACCAAGCGTGCCGCCATTCGTGCGTCGTATTACATCCACTCGCACAAGGGCACCATCGGTGCCCTGCGCCGCGTCGTCGAGCCGTTGGGTTATCTGATCGAAGTGTTGGAGTGGTGGCAGACGGTCCCCGAAGGGGTGCCTGGCACCTTCGCCTTGAAGGTCGGGGTGCTGGAAACCGGTATCACCGATGAGATGTACCAGGAACTGACGTTCCTCATCGATGACGCCAAGCCCCGCAGCCGGCACATGACAGGCCTGGCCATCAGCCTCGAAACCACCGGTCCCCTCTACATGGGCGCCGCGATCTACGAAGGCGACGAAATCACCGTGTACCCGCCCACTCAGCGCGACATCGAAGTCACCGGCGTCATTGGCCGGGGCGGCCGCGACCACACCATCGACATCCTGGATGTTTTCTCATGATCGACCAGACCTCTCAGTTTTTCGCCATCCTGACCAACATCGGCACCGCCAAGCAGGCCAACGCCGATGCCCTGGGCATCGCCTGGAAGATCACCCATATGGGTGTCGGCGATGCCAATGGAACGGACCCCATTCCATCGGCAGCACAGACCGCACTGATCCATGAACGTCGCCGTGCCCCGCTCAATCAGCTCAAGGTCGACCCCAACAACGCCGCAATCATCATTGCCGAGCAGATCATCCCTGAGGACGTGGGCGGCTGGTGGATTCGCGAAATCGGCCTGTATGACGCTGACGGCGACCTGGTCGCCATCGCCAACTGCGCGCCATCGTTCAAGCCACTGCTGGCACAAGGTTCTGGCCGCACGCAGGTCGTGCGGATGAACATGATCGTCAGCAACTCCAGCAACGTTGAACTGAAGATCGATCCCAGCGTGGTGCTAGCCACCCGCGCGTACGTCGACGCGAAAGTCCTGGAAGAACTGAACAAGCTCGACAGCAAGCAATCGGTGTTGGTAGCCACCACGGCCAACATCGCGCTGGCCGGTCTTCAGACGATCGACGGCGTAGCGGTGCCGGCGGGCGCGCGAGTGCTGGTGAAAAACCAGACCGTGGCCAAAGACAATGGCATTTACCTGGCGGCTGCGGCTGTGTGGACCCGGGCGCCGGATGCCGACACCAATGCCGAGGTGACGTCGGCGCTGCTGACATCGGTCGAACAGGGCTCCGCCCAGGCCGACACTCGGTGGCAGTTGATCACCGACGGCCTGATTGTCGTTGGCTCGACGGCGCTGACGTTCCAGAACGTGACGACTGGTTTTGCCCCGATCATCGCCCCGGCGCTGACCAACCCCACGGGGAACACACCGCCACAATTCGACGCTTCGCTACGGCTGGTCACCTCGGCGTTCTTGAAGCGCATGGGGCTTGAATACGGCGACTACACCAACTACGCGGCGTCGGCGGTCTTGACCTTCTCGGACATCGGCAAAGTAGCGGCCTTTGCGAGTGGTGGGGCGATGGTGGCGACGTTGCCGGTGGGCGGTGGCACCATTCCGCGCGGGGCTACCGTTACCGTCGTCTGCGGGCTGGGCTCGCTCACGGTCACTTGTGATCCCTCGGAGCAGATTGATGCGATCAACTCCCCTGGCAATATCTCGCTGGCCCTGGGGGATACCGCCCTATTTATGCGCATTGGCAACCTGTGGCGCTTGATCGGCGGCACGGTCTCGCTCAAATACGCCGGCATCATGTCCGGGCCGTACTGGGTGACGCAGCCGCAGTTTTCCAACGATAAATCCTTTGCTACCACCGAATACGTGCGGCGCCAGGGACTGCAATATTCCAGTTACCTCACAGTCACGGCCAGCACCGTGTTGACACTGGCCGAGGTGGGCGGGTTGACCAGCTTTGCCAGCGCGTCGCCGGTGGGCTGTACGCTGCCAGCGACCAGTACCATCCCCGCAACGGCGGCGGCGATTATCACCGTCGCGAATGCCGGGGCGGGTTTGGTCACGGTGGTGCCAGGGGCGGGCGATACGCTCAACACGCTGAGCGGCGTGGTTGGCAACATTGCGCTCGGGCTGGGTGACACCGCCGAATTTCTGCGCCTCGGTGGCCAGTGGCGTCTGATCGGCGGCACGATTGCGGCGCGTTATTGCGCCATGTTCGCCGGCTCTAACGCGGTCAGCGGTTATCAGAAACTACCCAACGGACAGCAAGAGTGCCGGGGCACATTCACCGCCAGCGCTACACCAGGTGCAGCGGTGCCGGTGACCTTCCCGCAAGGCTTCGGGCGCGCAGATGAAATCATTGTCACGGCGATCAATCCCTCTGGCACCACCACGTCAGCGTGGGCCGACTCTTTAACCGCGTCTGGCTTTAACGGTCGCTGCAGCATCGCAGGACTGGTCTGTCACTACATTGCAAAAGGAACCTCGGTATGACGGTATGGGCAAAATGGTCGGATGAGAGCCAGTCCTTTGTGTTCGCGGATGACGACAATGGCGGCGTTGAGATCAGCCAGGAAGCGCACGCGCTGCTGATGCAAGGACTCAACGAGGGGAAATTGCTCGTTGCCGATGAGAGCGGATACCCGGTGCTGGTCGATCTACCAACCCCTCCAGCACCGGCCATCTGGGCTCTGTGGCTTGAGCACGATCAGCGTTTTCTGTTTTTGGATCGCGACAACGGTGGGGTGCAAATCACCTTCGAAGCTCACGATGCTTTGCTCGAAGGGCAAGCCGCTGGCCAGCGCATTGTGGCTGATGAACAGGGCTCGCCGATGTTGGCAGCCCCGTTGGGCGCAACCGTGGAAGAGCAGAAGAGTGCCGAGCGAATCTGGCGAGACTTGCAGCTTTCGATAACTGACGGCGTTGTCTCGCGTCACCGTGACGAAGTTGAAAGCGGCCTCTCGACCACGCTCACAGCCGAGCAATACACCGCCTTGCAGCAGTACCGGCAGCAACTGCGCGAGTGGCCGGAAAATGGTGAGTTCCCGCTGATCGACCATCGCCCGGCGGCGCCCTCCTGGTTGATTGAGTAAGAACCCACAACCTGTAGCACCCCTCGCTACAACTCCCCGCGCTCGCTCAGTCGGCGCGCGCGCGGCAGCCTGTGCAGTGTCTTTCCACCACTGCGCAGGCAAACACCATGGCCGACGAATACCATCACGGCGTGCGAGTCCTCGAAATTTCCGAGGGCACGCGCCCCATTCGCACCGTTTCCACCGCTGTCATCGGCCTGGTCTGTACTGCCGAAGACGCCGATGCGACCGTTTTCCCCCTGGACACCCCTGTCCTGATCACCAACATTCAAGCCGCCATCGGCAAAGCGGGCGCCCAGGGCACGCTGGCTGCAAGCCTGCAGGCGATTGCCGACCAGACCAAACCGGTCACCGTCGTGGTCCGCGTCGCCACCGGCGCCGATGACGCCGCGACGACCAGCAACCTGATCGGCACCACCACCGCCGCCGGCAAGTACACCGGCATGAAAGCCCTGCTCGCGGCCAAGTCGCGCTTGCAGGTCACCCCACGCATTCTCGGTGTGCCAGGTCTCGATACCCTGCCCGTGGCCACTGCGCTGGTGGCGATCGCCCAACAGCTGCGCGCCTTCGCTTATGTCAGCGCTTCGGATTGCCAGACCAAGGAAGAGGCAACCGCCTACCGCGAGAACTTCGGCGCCCGCGAAGTCATGGTCATCTGGCCGGACTTCCAGAACTGGAACACCGTCACCAACGCCACCGTCACCGCTCCGGCCGTGGCGCGTGCGCTGGGTCTGCGTGCCAAGATCGACCAGGAGGTGGGCTGGCACAAAACCCTGTCCAACGTCGCCGTCAATGGCGTCACGGGCATCAGCGCTGACGTGTTCTGGGATCTGCAGAACCCCGCCACCGATGCCAACTACCTCAACGGCAACGAAGTCACCACTCTGATCAACGAGGGCGGCTATCGCTTCTGGGGCAGTCGCACCTGCAGCGACGATCCGTTGTTTGCCTTCGAGAACTACACCCGCACCGCCCAGGTGCTGGCCGACACCATGGCCAACGCGCAGATGTGGGCGATCGACAAACCCCTGCACCCGTCGCTGGTGCGCGACATGCTCGAAAGCATCAACGACAAGTTCCGCGAAATGATTGCCGGCGGCTACCTGATCGGCGGCAGCGCCTGGTTCCCCGACGACATCAACGACGAAACCACGCTCAAGGCCGGCAAGTTGTACATCGACTACGACTACACCCCCGTGCCGCCGCTGGAAGACCTCACCCTGCGTCAGCGCATCACCGACCGTTACCTGGTCGACTTTGCCAGCCGCCTCAACAGCTAAACCGGGCCTCCCCTCACGGGGAGGTAACCCTGCGCCAGCCGACCGGAGAACACCGCCATGGCCCTGCCCCGCAAACTCAAGAACATGAACCTTTTCAACGACGGCAGCAGCTACCTGGCCGTCGCCAAGTCCGTCACCCTGCCCTCCCTCGGCCGCAAGATGGAAGCCTATCGCGGTGGCGGTATGAACGGCCCGGTCAAGGCAGACCTGGGTTTTTCCGACGACGGCATTCAGCTGGAATGGAAAACCGGCGGACTTGATCTGATCTCGCTGCGCCAGTTCGGCATGGTCAAGGCGTCCGGTGTGCTGCTGCGCTTTACCGGTGCTTTCCAGCAGGACGACACCGAAGAAATGAGCAGCGTGGAAATCGTTGTGCGTGGTCGTCACGAGACCATCGAGATGGGTGATGCCCAGCCCGGTGAAGACACCGAGCACGGCATGACCACCACCTGCAGCTACTACAAACTCATCGTCGACGGTGAAGTCATCATCGAAATCGACCTGCTCAACTTCGTTGAGATGGTCGACGGCGTCGACATGCTCGAAGGCCAGCGCAAGGCCATCGGCATCTAATTCGAATAGCCCTCGATCGAGGGCACCCCCCACCTCCTGGAGAACACCATGCCTACGCCTGAAACCGCAAAATCCACTGTGACCGCGCCTGAAGAGAACAAGCACGACGAAAACACCGTTGAGCTCGACACCCCCATCCAGCGCGGCAATCAACTCATCAGCACCATCACTCTGCGCAAACCTTGCGCCGGTGAGCTGCGTGGTATCCACCTGGCCGAGCTGCTGAACCTCGACGTGGCCAGCCTGATCAAGGTCATCCCGCGCATCAGCTCGCCTGGCATTACCGCCCCTGAAGCTGCCGGCATGGACCCAGCCGACCTGCTGGCCATCGGCGGTAAGGTCGTCGGTTTTTTGCTGCAGAAGCAGGCGAAGACGGATGCATCCCTCGTTGCGTAGAGGACGCCATGGCCGATCTGGCCGTGGTCTTTCACTGGGCACCAGCCGACATGGATCGGCTGGGCCTGCAGGAACTGATGGACTGGCGCGAGAGGGCGCGGGTTAGGAGTAGCGCTGATGGCCAATGATCTACGACTTCAGGTATTGCTCAATGCCATCGACAAGGCCTCCGCGCCGCTGCGGAAAATCAGCCAGGGCAGCCTCGAAACGGCCCGGGCACTGAAGGACGCCCGCGATCGCCTCAAGGAGCTCAACACCCAGCAGAAGGACGTCAGCGCCTGGCGCGAGCTGCAAGCCACCAACCGCGAGACAGCGGCAACGCTGGAGGCCAGCAACGCCAAGCTGGGGGAGCTCAGCCGCGCCACGGCCAAAGTGCGTCAGCAGTTGGCTCCCACCCAGGCGCTGGTCGAACAATCACGGCAAAAATTCGATGCACTCAAAAACACCCAGGGCGAGCTAAAGCGCGAACTCACCAGCTCACGCGATGCCCTTGGGTTGGTCCGTGATGAGTTCGGCAAAGCACGAACCCAGATTGCAGCCCTCAATGCGGTGACCAGTCAGGGCAACTTGTTGACTGACAAACAGCGCATTGAATATGAGCAACTGACCACGGCTCAGCGAGTCCGAAAGGTTGAGCTCGACCAACTGGCAGCCAAAGAGAAGACCCTTTCCGAACGCTACACCGCCGGCTATGTGCAGCTGCGTTCCGCCCGTGCAGGGCATGCCGGCCTGCGCGAAGAGCTGCGCCGGCTGGAGCAACCGCACAAGGCCCAACTCGCCCTGTTACGTCAGCAAACCGGCGAATCCAAACGTTTGGGCGAACAGTACGGACAGCAGAAAGCCAAGCTGGCCAGCCTCGCCGCGCAGCTCAAAGAAGCTGGGATCAACACCAAGACCCTTGGCGCGCACGAGCTCAAACTCAAGAGCCAAATCGACGCCGCCAACACCAGCATCGATACCCAAAGTAAGCGCATGGCAGCCCTGAATGCGCAGCAGGCCCGAGCAGCGAAACTGCGCGCCAACTTCGGCAGAAGCCGAGAGATGGTCGGAGTTACGGCAAGTGCAGGCGCCAGCTCTGTCGCCACAGGTGCGGCGGCTGGGCTGCCGATTCTGGCAATGGTGAAGAACTATTCGAGCTTCGAGGACGCCATGGCCGGCGTCGCCAAGCAAGTCGAGGGAGCCCGGGACGACAACGGTAAACTCACCCAGACCTATTACGACATGGGGGCCGCCATCAAGAAGATGGGAGAAAGCATTCCCATGGCCACCACGGACATCGCGGCGCTCGTCGAGGGCGGCGCGCGGATGGGTGTCCAGGGCAAGGACAACTTGCTCGAATTCGCCCGCGTTGCGGCCACAGCAGCCACCGCCTTCGAGCTACCTGCTGATCAGATCGGCGAGAACCTGGCCAGAATCGCGGACCTGTACAAATTGCCGATCAAAGACATCAGCCAGCTCGGCGATGCGATCAACTACCTCGATGACAATGCCAAGTCCAAGGGCGCAGACATTATCGAGGTGATGCAGCGCACCGCCGGCATTACGGCCTCAGTGGGCATGTCGTTCAAGGATGCGGCGGCGTTGGGCTCCACCTTCCTGACTCTGGGTGCTTCGGCGGAAGTCGCCGGCACGGCCACTAACGCCATGATCCGTGAACTGGCGATTGCAACGAAGCAGCCGAAGCGGTTTCAACAAGGACTGGCGGCGGTTGGGTTGGAAGCGAAAGCTGTGCAGGACGGCATGGCCAAGGACGCCACCGGCACCATCCAAAAGGTACTGGATGCGGTGAGCAAGCTACCCAAGGCTGAGCAGCTTGGCGTTATGACTGACCTATTTGGCAAGGAATACGGCGACGACGCCGCAAAGCTCACCGCCAACATCGGCGAGTACCGGCGCCAACTCGAGCTGGTGAACAGCACCAAGGGTGCCGGATCGATGCAAAAAGAAGGAGACATCAAAGGACAGCAGCTGTCAGCCCGCTGGCAAATGTCGCAAAACCGCCTGTTCAACCTCAGCAGCGCCATGGGCGAAACGCTGCGACCGACCCTCATTGAGCTGGTCGACGGGTTTAACCGCATCATCGAGCGGGTGAACACCTGGGCAACTGAAAACCCCATGCTCGTCGCGAGCCTGCTGAAAGTCGCGGCAGGGATTGCAGCGCTGTCTGCTGGCTTTGGTGTCATCGCACTCGGCATTGCCGGCGTGCTTGGCCCTTTCCTCGCCGTACGTTTCGCACTGTCCATGATGGGGCTGAAAATCCCCACGCTGTTGGGCTTGTTAAGAGTGTTGGCCGTAGCATTCAGCGGCGGACTGGTAACTGCTATTCGCGCCGTCAGCATCGCCCTGTGGGGGCTGGCCGCCAACCCTGTAGCACTGGCGATCGCTGCCATCGTGGCGGTACTTGCCGGCGCCGGCTATCTCATCTACCAGAACTGGGACCAGGTGAAGCAGTACTTCGCCAATGCCTGGACCGAGATCAAAGCCGGCTTCAGCGGCGGCATCGGCGGCATTCTCACCACCCTGGCCAACTTCAGTCCGATCGGGCTGATCTACCAGGCCTTTGCTGGCGTACTGAGCTACCTCGGCGTGGATCTGCCGACGCGCTTCACCGAGTTCGGCAGCATGATCGTCAACGGCCTGGTCAACGGGTTAATGGCCGGCGCCGGACAGATCAAGGATGCCATCACCTCGATCGGTGGTTCGACCATCGACTGGTTCAAGGAAAAACTCGGCATCCACAGCCCGTCGCGGGTCTTTGCCGAACTGGGTGGCTTCACCATGGCCGGCCTGACGCAGGGGCTGCAATCCGGTGAACAAGGGCCGCTCGATGCCGTCGCGCAAATTAGCAAGCAGCTCACCAACGCGGGTTCGTTCGTGATGAATGCGATCACTGGTCCGTCCCCGATGGGGGAGCAACGCACCCCGGCCGAGGCTGCTGGTGTAGCTCAGCCTGTCAGAGCCGCTCAAGCCGTTGCGCAACCTACCGCCAGTGAAACCAGCGGCGCCGGCTCGGTGGTTCTGGGGATGTTGGCCAGCCTCAGCAAACAGTTCACCAATGCTGGCGCGTCGGTAATGAGTGCAATCGTTGGTCCCTCTGCCTCTGGTGAACAACGCTCTCCCACCGAAGCGGCTGGTGTGGCTCAACCGCTCCAGGCGGCGCAATCTACCGTGCCCACGGCGGGTCCATCTGGCGCTGAAACAGGCGTTCTGGCGACGTTAGCCAGCCTCGGCAAACAGATCACGGCTGCCGGCACATCGGTGATGAGTGCAATCGTTGGCCCTTCCGCTACAGGTGAACAGCGCTCCCCCACCGAAGCGGCCGATGTGGCTCAACCGCTCAAGGCGGCGCAATCGACCGTGCCCTCGACTGCTCCAGATGGGGCCGGCACCGGTGTTCTGGCGACGTTAGCCACCCTCGGCAAACAGATCACGGCTGCCGGCGCCATGGCCTTGGGCGGCATTGCGGCGCCCGTCATGGCCATGGGCACGGCGGTTACTCCAGCGATTGAGATCGACAGCCGAGCCCCGGTCACGCCACAGGCTGCCGTGACCTACGACAGTCACGACCACTACGAAATCAACATTCACCCCACCCCGGGCATGGATGCCCAGGCCGTTGCCCGTGCTGTGCGTGCCGAGCTGGCTCGCATCAATCAGGAAAAATCCGCCCGCCAGCGCAGCCAACTGTCCGACCAGGAGTAACCCGCATGATGCTCGCCCTTGGCATGTTTGTTTTCAGCCTGCACACGGCGGCCTATCAGGAGATGCAGCGCCAGACAGAATGGCGCCACCCTGGCAGTAACCGCATAGGTATCAACCCGGCCCGCCAGTTTCTGGGACGGGGGGAGGACGCCGTCACCCTCCCCGGCATCATCCTTCCGGAGTTGGCCGGCACCGTCTTGAGCCTGGATGCGTTGCGCCAGATGGCCGACACCGGCAAGGCCTGGCCCATGGTCGAAGGTACTGGCCGACTGTGCGGGCTCTGGGTGATCGACAACCTGACGGAAACCAGGACCATCTTCTTTTCCAACGGCGCCGCGCGGCGGATCGAATTCAGCCTGAGCCTGAAACGCGTCGACGATGGTCGTGTCGATCTGCTCGGAGCCAGCACCGGCACCGGCTTGAATATTCTGAGGGGGCTCCTGTGATCGATGCCGCGATTGCCCGTGTGACGGGCTACGTGAACAACACCCTGGAACAGGCTCGTCGCGATGCCACGTATCCGGTACCGGCTTTCCGTCTGACCGTCGACGGCAACGACCTCGCGCAAAAGTTCAGTCCGCGGCTGATGAGCCTGGAGCTGACTGACAATCGCGGCATCGAAGCCGACCAGCTCAGCATCACGCTCAGCGACCACGATGGCCTGCTGGTCATTCCACCCAAAGGCGCGATCTTGCGGCTGTGGCTGGGCTGGAGTGATACCGGCCTGGTCGACAAAGGCACCTACACCGTCGACGAAACCGAGCACAGCGGCGCACCTGACGTGCTCAGCATTCGTGCGCGATCAGCGGACCTGCGCAAGGGGCTCAAGACCAAACGCGAGCGCAGCTGGAGCAATACCACTCTGGGTGAAGTACTTGGCGCCATTGCCAGTGGCAATGGCCTCAAGGCCACGATTGCCGAAGCTCTGGGCGGTCTGCCCATCCTGCAGCTCGACCAGGCCAATGAATCGGATGCCAACCTGATCAGTCGACTGGGCGAAGAGTTCGATGCCGTGGCCACGGTCAAATCTGGTTGTCTGCTGTGCATGCCAGCCGGCGGTGGCAAGACAGCCAGCGGCATGGCTCTGCCCCATATAACCCTGACCCGTGTCGATGGCGATCAGCACCGGTACCTGCAAGCTGATCGCGACAGCTACGACGGTGTGCGCGCCTATTACTACGACGTGAACAGTGCCAAGAAGCAGGAAGCCATTGCCGGCGGCGGTGAAAATCTCAAGGATCTGCGCCACACCTACAGCGACCAGCAATCCGCCCTGCGGGCTGCTCGGGCCGAGTTCAATCGCCTGCAACGCGGTAGCGCCACCTTGAGTTACACCCTGGCCCGGGGCCGACCGGATTTGATCCCGGAACTGACCTACACGCTCCAGGGCGTGAAGGCCGAGATCGATGAAATCATCTGGTATGGCGGCAACGTGCAGCACAGCCTCAGCGCTGACAACGGCTACACCATGAGCCTCGACCTGGAGAGCAAGCTGCCAGAGGACACAGTCGAAGACCTAGCCGAGGAAAACAAAGGGGAATTTACCGGGGTCATTGCCTACTACCGAGACGATAAGGCAGGAACGGAAAAGACCGTGACTGCGGGCGATCAGTCAAAGCCCAAACGGCTGCAATGGTTGTACGCCAGTGAGAAGACGGCGAAACGGGCAGTGGATAGAGAAATGAAAAAACTTTCCGCCTGACCCGTGCAGCGGACCTGCGAAGAGGTTCACAAACGATGACCTGCCGTACGACTCACTCCACTTGGTTGAGCGATGCCATGGCCTGCAGGACTGCCAGAACCCGCTGTTGATCATCCGAAGACAGCCGCCGATATTTGGTGAGCAGTTCAAGCTCCAGTTTCGTGAGGGGCGCAACTGCAGCAAATTCGGTGGTCTTCAGGTAGGAGTGGATGCGGATTGGTTCCATCGCTTGTCATATTCCATTACTGTATGTGCATACAGTACATTTCCGGAGCGATTTCGCCAATGGGGCTGACAATCGGAAACAAAAAAGCCCAGCCTGGGCTGAGCTTTTTTGCGCTTTCTGTCGATCAGTGACCGCAGTGCATTGTTCAACTACGTGAAACAGGGCATTAGCTTTTTGCCACCGCCGCCATCGCAGCGGCCATTCGACGGAGTGTTTCTTTGTCGTAGTCCGTGAGTTCTTCGAGATACGACAGCACTTCGAGTTCGAACGGCGAAAGTTGATCTGGCGATACTGGAAAGTGCTCCCCCACCAGCACGTAGTACACATCTACTCCCAAAGGCTTGACCGCAGCCAGGTACTTTGCATCAGGGCTTCTTTCGTCCTTCTCGTAATTGATCTGAGTTGTTTTTCCTACACCGCCAGCAGCACCCAAATCAGTCTGGCTGAGCCCCAAGCGCGACCTTTCTTCCTTCAGCCGCTCGCCAATGGTCATATTTTTGAACCTCTAACGTTGACAGGTTCACTTATATGAACCAATATCATCACAACATTACGCGAAATCACACGAATCTGAACTATGCACGCCACCTATGCACCCGAGCAAGCCTGCCAGGACGCAAGAAAGCGACTGGAGTTACAGGGAATCTCCGTTAAGGATTTTTCAATCCAAAACGGTCTCCACCCCTCAACTGTTTACGCAGTTTTGAACGGGCAGAAAAAGTGCCTACGAGGTGAAGCGCATCGAGCAGCTGTGCTCCTCGGAATCAAAGACGGCGTGATTACAAACTAGGGCCTCTGGCTCCAGGAGGAAACCAGAAGATGAAACGCCCAGTACTAGAAACCAGACGCCAAGTAGTAAGTGCCGTTGTATGCGCTTACCCAGGTGGCCGCGAATGTGCAGCAGCGCGCCTCGGCTACGAACTCAAGAAATTCGACAACCACGTTTACGAAAACGCCGGCAGCCGGCCATTGAGCGATGACCAGATTCATATGCTCGAGCGAGACGCGGGCACCAGCTTCTTTCCTGAGTATGTGGCCTCCCTATACAGCGGCATGTTCGTACCTATTGCCGATCCCGAAACCCTAGACAACATCGAGTTGTACAGCCGTTCGGTCAGCACGGCAGCCAAGCGTGGGGTGGTCGATCAGATCATCGATAAAGCGTTGGCCGATGGCGTCATCGAGAAAGGTGAAGCGGCCGCAATTCTTGCTGCCCACAGCAAATACCTGAGCGCACGCCATGGCGAGGTACTCGCCACGATCCAACTGCACAGCAAGGAGGCCGATCAGTGAGCACCTACAAAATGGTTTGCCCCCACTGCATGGGCCGCATGCGTATCCGCACCAGCGAAGGCACCCATATTTTCCTGCGCGTGGCCTACCTGCAATGCGCAAATGAGGCATGCGGCTGGGGCGTGCGGGCCGAGTTTGAAATGACTCATGAAATGAGCCCAAGCGGGATGCCCAACCCTACCGTCAAGCTTCCCGTAGCCCCTGTTGCACTGCGACGCCAGGCAATGAAGTCCCAGGACGATCAGCCTGATTTGCTGGACTCACTCGATATGGAGGTTGAATACGCATGAACGCCATCACCTTGACGATCAATCCTGCCAATGACTATCGCGCCGCCATGCAACAAGCGGCCGTAGCCTATCTGTATCGTCAGCAGGGTCAGCACCTGTCCGGCGACCACCTGCTGCTGGAAAACTGCAAACGCTATCTCAACCAGTCGCTCGAAGTACCCGAGCACCTGGTGCAACGCATCGCCGAACTGGCCGTCACCGAATTCGAAAGCATGACCACAAAGCGTGTGGCTCTGTTGGGGATCTACCCGGCCAGCAGTGCCTATCGGTACTTGGTCTGGTTACTGGATACGCAAACACAGAAGCGCTACCCGGTACCGGCCCGCTTCTTACCAGCGCGCTTGCTGACCTCCCGCGACACCTCGAACTAAACCTGATCCGCCCCTGACCGATGCCCGCACTGCGTGGGTAAGGGGAAACTGCACTTTATTGGTGGCCGAAATGAGCAATATCACCATCCAACTGGAGCTGAACCAACAGCAGGCTGAGCAATACCTGCAGTGGCTCAACAGCCAGTACGACACCACCATGGCCGACGTTTGGTACTCCGATCGTTATCGGAACGTACCGAGCGCCCAACGAGCACCGAAGGTACTCAAGGACATCCCGCACCTTGCCGGCATTTGCCGGACTCGCAGTGAGCTGAAAAAGCAGCTCGGCACCAACGCAGTGGAGCGTGCGCAGTGAAGACCATGGACCACCAACTGCGCGCCGATGTATTGCAGCGACTCGAGGCGGACTTTGGTCTGCAGCACATGGCCGGCACCCAATACATGCGCAAGGGAACCTGTCCCCAATGCAACCAACGGCGGCTGTTTTCCCGGTATGACGAGCCATGGTTCATCCGCTGCGGTCGCGAGCAGAAATGCCGCTACATGGAGCCGGTCAAGGAACTGTACAGCGACCTGTTCGACGACTGGAGCAAACGCGCTCCTGCTACCGATGATCAACCTGCTGCGAGTGCCAAGGCCTACCTGACCTTCGCCCGCGGCTTCGACGTTGGCCAGATTGAAGGCTGGTACACCCAGGAGCACTACTTTGATCGGGACCTGAACATTGGCTCGGCCACCGTTCGCTTTCCACTCGACAAAGGCGGCTATTGGGAGCGGCTCATCGACAAGCCGAACCGCTTCGGCAAGAAGAAAGCGCGTTTCAAGCCTGGCGAAAGCTACAAGGGCTACTGGTGGGTGCCACCCTGCGTCGACCTGCTGCAGGTAGACGAACTGTGGATCGTCGAAGGTATTTTCGATGCCATCGCTCTGGTGCAGAACGGCATCCCTGCCGTCGCCGCGCTGTCCTCGAACGCCTACCCAGAGGAATCGCTGAAAGCCCTGATAACCGCTCGCAGCGGCAAGACCCCAAAGCTCATCTGGGCACTGGACAACGAACCAGGTGCACACAAGTACACACGCATGTGGGTCCGTCAGGCACGTGACCTCGGCTTCACTTGCGACGCGGCACAGATCCCACAGCCTGATTCGCGCAAGGTCGATTGGAACGATCTTCACCAGCGTTGGGCGTTCATGGATGACGTCGAAGCCCGCACCCAGCGGATCGACAAAGAGCTGGACGATGCCAAGCATCACGGTGCCCTGCTGATCGCAGAAAGCGCCGTGGATAAAGCCTTGCTCATTTACCAGTGGCGCGAACGCGAAGAGTTTCACTTCGGCTTCGACTCCCGCCTGTACTGGTGGAAGTTGGACATCTCGAAATTCAACAGCGCCATGCAGGCACTGGATGCCAGCGATAACCACGAAGACCAACAGTTGAACGACAAGGCGCGACGCGCCAAGGCGCTGCGTATGTCCGGTTGCGTGGTCGAGATCGCCAACTGCTACCCCAAGGCCCTGTATTTCCAGCGCAACGAAATTACCGACGAGTCTTGGTACTTCTTCCGCGTCGACTTCCCCCATGACGGTGGCTCGGTGAAAAACACCTTCACCGGCGGCCAGGTCGCAGCGGCCAGCGAATTCAAGAAAAGACTTCTCGGCATGGGTGCCGGGGCCGTGTTCACCGGGAGTGGACAACAGTTGGACAAAATCATGAAAGACCAGCTTTTCGGTATCAAAACCGTTCAAACCATCGACTACGTTGGCTACAGCCGGGAGTACGGCTGCTACGTGTTCAACGACATCGCCATCCGGGAAGGCCAGCTCATCACCATCAACGAAGAGGAGTTCTTCGAGATGGGCAAACTGAAGCTCAAGAGCCTGCAGAAAGGAGTAAAGATCGCCCTGCAGAAAGACGCCAAGGACTACGACCCGCAATGGTTGAACTTACTCTGGCAGTGCTTTGGCGCCCAGGGCACCGTGGCGCTGACCTTCTGGTTCGGTTCGCTGTTCGCCGAGCAGATCCGCGCTCGGTACCAGTCGTTCCCTTTCCTCGAAGCCACGGGCGAAGCCGGTGCCGGCAAAACCACCTTGCTCACCCTGCTGTGGAAATTAATGGGTCGAGAAGGGTATGAAGGCTTCGACCCATCCAAATCCACCAAAGCCGGCCGCAGCCGCCTGATGGGCCAAATCTCCGGCATGCCCGTCGTGCTGCTGGAATCGGATCGCAGCGGCGACGATAAGGCCCACGCCAAAACGTTCGAATGGGACGAACTGAAGGACTACTACGGCGGCGGCACGCTGGCGACCAAGGGCGTCAAAACCGCAGGTAACGAGACCTACGAGCCGCCCTTCCGCGCCACGATTGCCATCAGCCAGAACGCACCGGTGGTCGCATCGGAGGCGATCATGACCCGGATTGTGAAACTGCACTTTGTACGGCCGACCGTCACAGCCGAAAGCCGTGCGGCGGCGGACCTGCTCAATTCCCTGGACGGCGCGAAACTCAGCAACTTCCTGCTGCAGGCGGTACGCAAGGAGTCGGAAGTAATGGAGCTGTTTGCCAACCGCATGCCTGGCTACGAAGCCAAGCTGCGCACCCTCCACAGCAATTGCTTCGCCTGTGAAACGCCGTTCAAAGACGAGCACGATCACTGTAGCCAATGCGGAAACAAGCTGCGCGGTTACATCCGTGTGGAGCGGATCAACAAAAACCACGCCCAGCTGCTCGCCCTGCTCGACTGCCTGCGCCTGGTACTGCCCCTCAGCGAACCACAAATCAGCCACACCCGGACTCAGATCATCCGCATGGCCATCGAGCGCCAGTCCTCGATCAGTTCGGATCACCCGGTAGTGGCTGAATTCTGGGAAGTCTACGAATACCTCGAGGGTCTGGACGCTGACGGCCCGGTGGTCAATCACAGCAAGAAAGACAACACCATCGCCATCAACCTCAATGAATTCGTGAAATGCGCGGCCGAGCACCGCCAGAAGGTCGCAGACATCAGTGAGCTGAGGGAGCGCCTGAAGGACTCCCGCTCTAGGAAGCTGATCGACACGAACAAGGCAACAGACAGCGCGGTACGTGCCCATCAGGCCAAGCACTCCAACGCCACCATCACCAAACAACCCATTGTGAAGTGCTGGATTTTTCAGGCGTGACCGCCAATCACCGACAGGAAAGATGAATGCAAATTCAAATACTCGCCGGTACTGACACATCGGCATGCCTGCAGGAACGCGTCACCGAGCTGGTGCACCAAATGGGCAACGATCACCGGAAAACCGTACAGGCCGAAGCCTACGGCGCAGAGGGACTCGTTGACATTTTGGAGGTTCGGGCAACAGACGGTCAGCGCGAGATTTTGGTACTGAGCTGCTCGCGACTGCAGATCCAGGCGGTACTGGATTGGCAATCGAGCAGTGAAGACAACAACGAGTTTGAAGACCTGGAGCTGCACCTGGTGCGAAAGCCAGACAGCGACATGTAACGCCGGCTGCAACCGGCAACCACTGAAAGGAGAGAACCATGCAACGCACAGACGAAACAGGCCAACGGGGTAGCAGAGAACTGTTGAACAACCTGCTCAGCACAATCGCGACGGTCGCATTGATCGCTGTCACTGCCCTACAGGTACCAGACGTACTGATCTGGCTCGCCAAGTAACGGAATAACGGGAAGTGGTGCCGAGGGGCTGCAACCCCTCGACACCGACCACCACTGAAAGGAGAGAACCATGCAAGTCCAAACCCTCAACGATGGCATCACCGAGGTTATCACGAACACGTTTTCAGTTGGCAGAAGTACTCCACGCCCCTGCCCAGTCGCATCCCAGGGACGGAATGATCAGATGGAAACTAGCCATGAGGGAACAAAGCCATGAAAACTCTCTTCGTGCTACTTGCCCAATACGACGGCCAAGCCATCATTCCTTTGGCGCGAGTCTGCAGCGATTACTTCACGCACCTCACCACCGATATGTTTCAACGTAAGGTGCTGGCTGGGCAAATAAAAATCCCAATCACTCGATTGGAACCAAGCCAAAAGAGTGCAAAAGGAATCCACATCACGGACCTCGCTGAATATCTCGATGCTCAACGCGCAGCAGCCATTAAAGAGAGCAATCAGCTGAACAGCACACCGCGAGGTAACTGAACTACTTCAATGTCCTGGCGCCCAATTTCACGGGCGCCTGTAGAACCTTTTCCAACCACTTCCAATTCGCATATATGTCGCCGCGACCGCGCAGATGGGTATAACGGCGCATCGAATTCCAATCCCTGTGTCCCGAGACGCTGGCGACTCGCGGAATATCCCAGTCCATCTCAAACAGCCGACTGACACCGTCATGGCGCAAGTCATGGAAATGTAGGTCTTCAATGCCCAAGATCTTGCATGCCCTGGTCCAGGACGTGGACACGGACTCAGCGCTGTAGGGAAAAATCTCGGGTAGTGACTTCGGCATTGTTTGAAGAATCGCCCAGGCCTCTGGCGGTAAATGACACCAGACATTGTTGCCAATTTTCTGGCCGGGGTTCTTCATGTCACGCACCAACACACGTTGGCCTGTCTCATCCAGATCCGCCCACTGAATGCGTGTAATCTCTTCCTGACGACGAGTAGAGAACAATGCAAACGCTGTCAACTTGAGCATGTTGATCGACGTTGGTCGGCGGGCTTGTATCGCACAAAAGTGCGTCAGAAGTTTGTCCAACTCATCCAGAGTAGGCCGTCGGTCGCGCTCCCGACTTTTCATGTTGTAGCCGAGTTTCTTCAGCACCTTTCGGGCATCCGCCATTGCGTGGGGGTCAACCTCATACCCCCATGCAGGCCGGGCAATCGAAAGCACTGCACCGAGATGGGCGAGATCGTTACCGGCCGTCTGAGGTTGCACGGTTCCGCCCTCTTTGCCCATGCGCCACAGCGCATACTCCACCAATTGCTGACTGTTGATGTCCTGGTCATTGAGTTTGCCCAGGTACGACTCGCTGATAGCCTTGAGCGTTGCCAGTTTGGTTTTGCCCAATGGGCGGACTTTTTCCATTTCGACCAGATAACGGTCGATCATTTCCTTGACCGTGGCGCCTTGGCGATTGGCCCGCTCAATGGCGCCTGGCTGGTCCAGTTCGGTCTCTCGCTTTCGAACCCAAGCCTGGGCAGCCTGTTTTCGGGCGAAGGTCTGGCTCTCTTGGTAAACTTGCGCCCCATCGCGAAACAGGCGTATCTGTGCCGTGTAACTGATGCTGCCGTCGGTGCGTTTCCGTGCTCTGATCGTGGCCATGGTCAACTGGTACAATTGTGAAAGGGGTTGGTACATTGTACCAATGACCTCTCAAAAACGCCCATTTACCCCCGAAAATCGGCATTAAACACGTAGAGTAAAATGGTACAGAAATCAGCTATATACCCAGTAAACTCAAGCTCTACGCTGTCTCGGCGGTTCTCCGTTGCGCCCATGATGGATTGGACCGACCGTCACTGCCGCTTTTTCCTGCGCCTGCTGTCGAAAAACGCCCTGCTCTACACCGAAATGGTCACCACCGGTGCCCTGCTCAATGGTGATCACGAGCGCTTTCTGCGCCACAACGAGGCCGAGCATCCGTTGGCGTTGCAGCTTGGCGGCAGTGTGCCGCTGGACCTGGCGGCGTGTGCGCGCATGGCGCAGGAGCATGGTTACGACGAGGTGAACCTGAATGTCGGCTGCCCGAGTGATCGGGTGCAGAACAATATGATCGGTGCGTGCCTGATGGGGCATCCGCAGTTGGTGGCCGATTGTGTGAAGGCGATGCGTGATGC